GTCCCACACTCGTGGAGGGATTATATTTATTCACCCTCTATGCGTTACGGTGTCAATCAGCCTTTCGCAATCTGATTGATTACCTCGGTATTGTCTTTATTAATCTATATATTCCCAATATAAAGGAGTTCCATCTGGAAGCTTACCGCAGTAACTATTAGTCTTAATACAATATCTTATATTACTAGCTATATGACACTTATAATATTCACCTGCTTCTTTAAGTGAATTAAATTCTTTTCCAGTAGTTATACATCTAACCTTTTTTCCATGTTTTCCTATATTACCCTTTATTGATTTTTCAATTCTAGTTCCATAAGTATTGTTATACTGATAAGTACACCATTCCAGATTATCTACACAATTATTATCTTTAACTTCATCTTTATGATTTACTAATGGAAAATTTTTAGGATTTGGCACAAAGGCTTCAGCAACTAGTCTATGCACTCTTCGATAGCTTCTATTACCATTATTGTACAAACAGACATTTAAATATCCGTCTTTGTCTTTTTTGAATTTGAGTAAAGTTCCTTTAACTAATAATTTTCCAGTTTTACTTGTATTATGGTTCACAATTCTATCTAAACTTTTAACATTACCCATATTGCTTACCTGATATAGTCCTTCATATCCTTTAATGTCTTTCCAGATTTCTTTCATATTATCATCTCCTTTCTTTTATAATATACGTATATAGATTAATTTAAGATTTCCACCGATTTTGCGGGATTTTATAACGGCAAACAAGTATCTACCGTTATTTCTGATATTTTCAAGTAATGTAGAGAATCCTAATAATGTATCTCCAACAGATACTATAGCATTATTAACGTTACCTAACATAACTCTTGTAAATTCGTTAGATATAGGATCTAAATGATCTAGTAATCCATCTAATGTTTTTACAAATGTTGTCCATACTTCAGCACATGCTGTTACAGATTTATGGAATGTATCAGCAAAGTTCTTTAATATGTCATCTCCAGCTATATCCATGAAATTCTTGAAGTGTTCTGTAATTCCTAGTATAAAGTCTCTAGTTACTACAGCTGCTTCGTTTAATGAGTCTATCATAGATTTAGTTATATTATTAGCTTTTGGATCTAAGTATTTAAATAAGTCTTCGAATGATTTAAGTAATCTTGTACCAACTTCAAATGATACAGTAGATAGTGCAAGAGCTAATTCAGCTAAATGTTGAAGGAAAGTAGCCCCCCCACTCTCCCAGCAACTTCCTAAGTAATTACCTAGTTCTTGGAAAGTTATCTTAGCTTGCTCTTTAAAATCAGCTAATGCTTTAGTAAGTCTTGGTGACATTACTTCCCAAGCTTTATATACTGGTTCGAATAAACCTTTTAGTTTATTAACTATACCATCGCATACATCGTCAACTGGACTAGTTAATAATCCAGGTAAACCTGTAAATCCAGTTTCTAAGCCATCTAATATAGCATCAGATATACCAGTTCCTATATCACTGTAATCTGGAACTGCTTCTTCTGCATCCTCAAGAGCGTCAGCCATAGCATCTGCAGCACTATCGTCACTTCCAGGGCTTCCGAAAGATAGTATGTTAAGTTCATCTATACCTGCTAGAGCACCTTGCATTGTATCAGATGATTCTTTAACTTTATCAGCAGAATCCTTAGCAGAATCTCCTACTTTATTATAAGAATCTGATAACTTATCATTTTTATCTTTAGCTTTATCAGTTTCTGTTGTATCAACTTTAGGAGTTATTGATCTATCAGCTATGTTAGGTTTAGCAGCTGCTGGGTTTTGTTGAGTTTCAGTAGGTGCTATAGCTCCTCCACCTTTGAAATCCATTTTAACACCAAACATTTGTAATAAACCTGAAGTAACTTTAGCTATATAGTTAAATACTACTTCTAAGAATGATAATAACTTAGTTAATGATGGCATTATAGCTGTCCATATTGTTGCCAATTGTGTTATCGATAGGCTTTTTATCCTACCTTCTATATGTCACCATATAGTTCGGCGTACATCATCACCCTCGTCTTATTCGTTAGGGTGTCGGGCACTCTTGGGGAGATTATATTTATTCACTCCCTACGCTCTACGGTGCTGAATAGCCTTTCGTAATCTATTCAGTTACCTCGGTATCGTCTAGATATTTCCATTGTAATTTAGTTCCATCACTTAATTTTCCGCAAAAGTTTCGTTTACCGTTGCAAACAGCAGGAATATGCGTAGCAGAAATTTTATAGAAATCCGCAGCCTCTTTTATAGAATTAAAAACTTTATTAGTTGTCGTACATACAACTTTTTTAGTTCTATTAGGTGTATCTGCTGATTTACATTTCATTTCAGGTTCTATCACATTACCATTTTCCAAATATCTGAATACTAGGTGTTTACCATCATCAGAAGTTCCGCAATAGTTTCTTTTTCCTTTGCATACAGCAGTTATTGAACTATTATCAACTTTATAGAAATCTGCAGCATCTTTTATAGATTTGAAGATTTTGTTAGTTGTTACACATATAATCTCTTTACTTATGATTTCTTTACTTTTAAGACAACCTTTATTAGCAATTCCTTTTGTTTTTTCTGATATTCTGGTAAGTCTTGTACCATAATTCATATTATACTTAGCTGTACACCATTCAAGATTATCTACTTTGTTATTTGACTTAATTTCATCTTTATGATTAACTTGTGTTTTATTCTCAGGATCATCATTGAAGATGAATGCTTCTGCAACAACTCTATGAACTCTTGTATATTTTTGTACTCCATCTTTTGATAAACCTACAGTAAGATAACCGTCTTTATCTTTTTGCTGCTTTAATAAAGTTGATTTTTGAGTTTTACATATTGAGTGATTTCTTCCACTATAATATTGTCTTTCTAATGTTCTAATATTACCTAAATTACTTACTTGATATAATCCTTCATATCCTATAACGTCCTTCCATATTTCCATTAAAAGCACCTCACTAAATTTAGATTTAAATTTAAAAGGTTGTTTAGACGTCCATTTTATTTTTAAAAATTATTAACCTAGATTTCTACCGATTTTGTCCGATATTTTTTACATAGAGTTTCCTCATATGCCGGGCTACAACTTAACCCAAGTTTCCTAGTGCTAATTTAGTATTAGCTAATTGTGCTGTAAATGCAGCTTGTCTTGATGCAGCACTGTCAGCTATTGTACCATATTTAGCAGCTGTTTGATTTAATATTTCTTGTACTATTATTGCTTGTTGTTGTTCTGTTGATAATTTATCCCAGCTTTCTACTCCAGCTGCAGCTGCTAGATTAGCTGTTTTAAGGTTTAATCCAAGTTGGTCAACGGCTTCTGATGATCCGTTAATACCTGAACGTAAGTTTTCTAGAACATCTTCAACTGCATATCCAGTAGCACTTGCTATTGTACCAGCGGCTTCAAGTAGTTTTTGAGTTGTGCCTGCTACTTTATTAGCATCAGATTCAAAGTTAGATACTATTAATGAGTATATATTACCAAATGATGCAACTTGTTCTTTACTTAATCCGAATGCAGCGGCATTACCATTAGCAAAGTCTATTAGCTGTTTAGAAGCTCCTCCTAATGTTCTTTCAATCGTACCCACTGCAGCATCATATTTAATAGCTGATTGAGTAGCTTCTCTAAATATTCCGCCTAATTGATAAACTCCAAATGCTCCAGCTAATTTACTTATAACACCTTTAAGTTTATCTACTGGTTTAATACATTCAGTAGTACCTTTTTGGAATATAGATGCTAACTTAGACCATCCAGATTTAGCAGCAGATTTAGCACCATCAAACATTGTATTGAATATAGCTTTAAACTTAGCTTTGAATTTCTCTATGTCTTTTTCAGTTCTTGCTAAACTTGCAGTAGCATTTTCAAAGCCTTTCATTTTAATAGCAGTACCTAATGCATTTTTAAGTAATGTAAATGAAGCTTTAGCTTTTTCTATACTAGCTCTAAACTTATCAGCACTAGTTGCATTTTGATCTAGTTTAACAGCTTTTACATTTGCAGCAGCTTTGTTAAAGCTATCATATGCAGCTTTAGTTTTCTTAGTACTTTCTGTTACACTCTTTAATGCATTTTCAGCATTTTTAGTTCTAACAGTTAATAATGGATTTTTAATAGCAGCTAACATGTTAGAATACTTACCTATTTTTTCCATCATGTTACCGATGCCTTTTAGTCCATTTCCTGTGCCTTTTATCTTGAATATTTCGTTAAATTCTCTTTGAGCTTTTTCGAATTCAGCATTAAGTTTCTCTACTTCTTCTCTAGGGACATCTGTACTTATACTGTTAAGGTTAGATTTTATTTTATTAGCACGGTTCTTATAACCTCTAATAATATCATCCCATTGCTTTTCATTACTCTTTGGTTTACTATCTTCTCTATAAGACTCAATAGGTCTTCTAGGAATTCTTTTTTGTGGTTTTGGTTCTTCCTCATTGACAGTAGATTCTGGTTTAGCTTTCTTAGTTTGCATCTTTTTAGCATTTGCGATTGTACCTTTAAATGCTTTTTCTAAATTTTCAGCTGCTTTCTTACCAGCTTCTGATATATTCTTTAATGAATCTTTAGCTGGAGCGTTAGATTTAGCTTCACGTTTTTCTTTAGCCGCTTTTTCTCTAGCTGCACTCTTTTCATTTACTTTTTGCTCAAATGCTTTAGCTGATTCAGCTGCTTTTTTAAGGCTATTATCTATTTTATTTTCTACAGTTTCTGCAAATTCTTTAAATGGTTTCTTTTTATTTCTTATAGAGTCTGTAGTTTTATCAAGTATCTCTTGGTACTCTTCTCCTAAAGTAATACCTAGTTTTCCAAAGTCTACTTTCATTGCAGCAAGCGTACCCTTGCCTGATGTTATTGATTCTTCAAGATAATTATTTGAATAACCAGAAAGCTTTTTCATATTAGAACGATTATTATATTCTAATTTTCGTTGGTAGTTTAATACATTCAGATATTTATTAAGTGCTTCGCTTTCTTTTTCAGCAGTTTTACGGTTATTATAATTCTTTGAGAATGGAACACTTGAACCTGGAGCGCTCATAGCAGCTCTAGCTTTTGATCTAGCAACATTGCTAGCTGCTTTAACACGTTCTATCTCTTCAATTAAAGGTTGTATTTCTTGATCTATTCTTTCTCTTTCTCTACGTTTTTTAGGATTCTTTTCATCAATTTTTTCTTTAACAGCTTGTCCAGCAGCTATTGTTCCAAGAACACTAATTGTTGCCACTACTGGATGTGCTTGAGCAAATGCTAATCCAACTTTTCCAGCAGTTAACGCACCTTTACCAATAGTTCCTGCAACTTTCCCAGCTTTAGCTAGACCTCCTGCAGCACTTGCTCCTTTGGCAGCCGCACTTGCTCCTTTGGCAGCATTACTTACACCTTTAGCAGCTTTAGCAGTATTAGCAACTGTTTTAGCTGTACCCATTGCAGCTACTGCGTCATTAACTGTTTTACCTGCTTTTTTAGCAGTTTCACAAGCTTCAACAAAGTCTTGTATATTAGCTGTATGCTTAGGAAGATTCGCGATATCTTCTTTACTTACGAGGTTTTTAGAAGCATTATATAGTTGATCGACAGCCTTTTTATTAAGAAGCATGTCTCCAACTTTAATTACACCTTTTCCAGCATCATATAAATCTTTGCCTTTTCGTATTTTTCCTGTAATACTACCGCCGGCAAACTTGTCAACAGCTCTACTAAAACGTCTAACTGCTCCTTCAAAACTATTATCTCCGCCAGTAAATAATCCTTCTAGTTTGCCAAATAATTTTTCAGGAATTCCAGTTTTATCTAAAACTTTCTTAGTACCATATAGGCCAGCTGCTGTAGCTGCCGCACCTATTACTTTTTGAACTGATTCAGGAAGTTCTTTTAACCAGTCAGTAAATTTGTCTATAAGTTCTCCTACTTTAGTTGTAAAGTCTTTAACTTTACCTGATATCTTAGTACAGAAATCCCCTATACTGTCTACTCCTAAACCAAGTTGTTTGGCAAATTTAAGTATATTGTCTATAGCACTTTGTACAAAGTCTCCAGAGAATCCTAATAAAGTTGTACCAAGTTTAGTAAGAGGTTCTATTAATGGATTTAAAACAGCTGATATAGATTCTACAATTTTTCTTAATCCAGATATCCAAGGATCTGCAGCATCTTTAGCCTTTTTAAGTGTGTCACTGTTAAATATTTTACCTAAGTTATTAATAATACTTTCTAATATAGTTACTAAACTCTTACCTGATTTTTTAAGCATTTCAAATGTTTCAGGCATTTCATTCTTGAAGTTACCAAATGCAGTTCTTAATCCATTTACTATAGCATCTTTAATAGTTTTACCTATATTAACAATGCTATCTGTAAATGAAGTTATTTTCTCTTTAGCACTCTTAAATGCGTTTTTAACTATGTTAACAGAACTTTCTAAACCTTTCCATATTCCCACTAGACCTGCCATACTGCTTCCTAGAGAGTCTACGAAGTTTACAGCTGTTTCTACTAATGCCTTACCTGCAGCTTTAGCTTGTGCTGCTAGATAATCAAACCCTGCTTTAAGAGGAGCAAATGTAGTACCTAAATGAAGTTTTATAAATGCAGATATTAAATTAAATGTTGCCCTTATGTAAGGTTTTATAGTATTACCTATCTTACCTAATGTTGATAGTACTTTTGGTCCATGTGTTTTAATAGCAACGAATGCTTGTGAAGCTAATAAAACAGTGTTCCCTAATTTCCCAAGTGATCCAGCTATTCCAGTTGTTATGCTTTCAAATACAGAACCTATTTGCTTAGGCATTGTAGCTTTCATTGCAGAGAATAGAGTATTGAATGATCTAGCTATTCTGTCTCCAGACATAGTATCATAAGCCTTAGTCTTATAATTACCCATGTCTACCCCTAAATCTATTCTACCTTTTTGATTTATTGCTTTTGATATAACACCTGTTATTTTACCGGCTACATTAGCAGCCACTTTGAAAGCGCCATTAAGAGAAAAACTTAGTGTATTAACAAGAAGTTTTCCCGCACCTTTTATTAGTCCTAATCCAGATTTAATTCCAAAGCTTAATGTAGATACTAAGAATTTACCAGTAGTTCTCATAATATTGGAGCATAATCTAATACCACTAGTTAAGGCAGTACCAAATGTTTTTCCAAGTGTTAAGAACATTCCAGCCATTCCAGATAATGCTTTGAATAAGACTTTACCTAAAGAAGCTAAACCAGTTAAAGCACTTTGCATACCTTTTAATAGAGCTTTACCTAATAATTTACCAGTATTTCTTGCTGTACCAGTTAGCTTATTCATTTTCTTAAATTCTTTCTTTAATGAGCTAGACATACCTGCAGTTGATTTTTCAACTGATTTAGACATTTTCTTACTCATTTCAGTAACGTCTTTACTCATGCTTTTTATACTAGAACTCATTTCTTTACTCATAGTCTTTATTCCAGCACCAGTGTTTTTATCACCAAATGCATTTTTCATAGCAGTTTGAAACTTGTTAATGTTCTTAAGAGCATCCTTGGCATCAACATTAATCTTATAATTAAGACCGTTATTATCCATGTTATACATCTCCTTTCATAATATTATAGCATATTGTTTATGTTCAAAGAGTAAAAGACTAATACCTAATATGGTATTAGTCTTCTTTTTTATTCTCTTCTTTTATCTCTTGTATCTTCATTTTATTATTGTGCCAGCTAGCATATTCTAAGAATCTTGCTCTCATTGCTGCTGCTTTCTTAGCTTCTTGAGCTTTACGTCTAGCTTCTGCTGCAATCTCTGCTTCAAATAACTCTGGATAGATTTCTTCTATTCCAGGAAATTCTACTTCATTAGACATGATTCTTGCTAAAGATATACCTATTAGGTTAGCTAACCTGTAATCAAAGGAAGCTTTCTCTTTAGATTTATTTTTCTCAGAATCTATAATAGAGTCTACAATTCGATTAAGTTCTCCATAGGTACTAGTCCAAAACACATCTTCACTTATTCCCTTAATCATACAACCTTTTAAGAAATCTACTAATGATTCTTCGAATGTTTCTTGTTTATCTATGTTATCACTTACTACTTCATCAGAAGATTCAGTGTTGTTTTCTTTTTCATTATGTTTGTAATCACCAAAGAAACCTGAATCTTTAATTAATTGCACTATAGTCATAGCTAGATCTTCATCGGTATTTTCTTCTAGATAAAGGTCTAGTATATCATATACATCATTAATAGAATAATCTCCAATTAAAGCATAATATAAGATTGAAACAGCATCACTTCTGTTCCAACCTTCAGACCCTATTCGACTAATTATAACTAATGGTGATTCACCGAAACGTCTTTCAATTAATACCATTGCTTCCATAGTTAGTCTAAGCTTTAATGTAGTACTATCATTAATGACTAATTCTGTATAGCGCATTTATCTTACCATAAGTCTTTTTTCTCAGGTTCTTCAGGTTCTGCCATTCTTATTTCATGTAATACTTCTTCTGCTGGTCTTTCTTCTTTAACTTGTACATTTTCCATTTTCATGTATCCACTAACTCCTAGAACTTGGATCATTAATTCCATAAAGTCAGTCATATCATGTCCTTCCTCTACAAAAGCATCATATATGTCATATACTTTTTCAATAGTTATTCCATGTTGATATTTTTGTAAAGCAGCGTGGAATATTAATAATAAAGCTTCAAATGATGGTATTTTTCCATCTTGCGCTTCTATTAACACGTTTAATGGGTTAGTTCCTAATCTCTTTTCTAATGCTATTGAGTTTTTAGTGTCTATTCTTAATTTTAATTCTCTATTTTGTACAAATAATGATTTATAGTTTGCCATATGGTTTATACCTCTTTCTATGATTATTTTAGATTATTTAATAATTAGTTTATTATTTAAGGGTAGAAAAGAATTCTACCCTTAGTGATTTAATTAATTTCCTGCTGGAGCGTCACCAGAGAAAGTTATTTCTGTAGATAAAGCAACTGACATAGTGAAAGTTAAAGCAGCATTAACTGCAGCTTCTCCCATAGCAACTGCTATTCTTCCTTTGAATTCGAAAGATTCTTCAGCGTTTTCTCCCATTTTAGGTAATACAACTTTTATAGTTTGCTCTTCTCCTGCTACTTCCATAGCTCTTAATTCTTTATAGTTTATAGAATCAGTAGCTTCTTCACCATCTATTGATGGATCGTATAATACAGCGAATTCTAAGTCTCCATAGTCTTTTATACCATCTATATATTTTCTAGATTTGTCTGCTAAAGTTGTAACGTCTATTTTTTCTGGAGTTGCACCAAGAGCTGGTATATCTGTTACCCCTCTTACTTCTTTGTCTCCAACTAATAATTTAATACCTACTGAACATACTGCCATGATTGATTCCTCCCTAATTTTTATTGTTTAAATATGATTTTATTATGGTTTACAACAGCTGTAAAGTTTAATATTTGAGAATATACTCCGTCTCTATACATCATTTCACCAGAGTAATTCTTTTTGAAACCTAATTTATTACACATAGCTATATCTAATATATTAGCCATCTCAAATAGGTCTTCCGGATTTTCATCATCCGCATAATTAGTAAATTGTATCGTAATATTTGCGTATTCTATTTCAGGTAGTCTCGCATAGTCGTCATTCCCAACCTCGTTAATTATAATGCAAGGAAGAGTATTACCAACTTTAGGAGCTATCCAATATGCTTTTATCTTACTACATAGGTGTAGTTCTTTTATAGTTTCATTAATTACTTTGTATACTGCTGGTTTAATATCTATCATGAGTTAGAACCCCCTAACGCTTTGGAAATTTTCTCTTCTAAGTTATCTTTCATAAACTCCCAGTTACGCATTATAGCTGTTCTTAAAAAAGGATTACCTGGAATGAAGCTATTAAAAGCTGATTGTCCATTCTGATTCTTTCCAATTGTCCCGTGACCGTTTTCAACCCAATAGGCGTATTCTACATCACTACCTATGAGCGCACTCCAAACACCATCAGAATATTCCATTTGCGCATTTATACTCTTTCTAAGTCTACCAGTATCTACGGGGCAATAGGCTTTGGCATCTCTTACAGTATCAATACAAGCGCTTTTAAATTCTTCTTCACATATCCTTTCTAACTGTTCTACAGCATCTTCCATAATAGAATTTAACATTTTGTTGTTGACTTCAATATTTATTTTCATTAATCTATCCTCTTAACTATAAATTGTAAACAAGGTAAGATGGATAAATTCCAGTCTTGTATAGCTTCTATCTCATACATATTTCCGTTAAACTTAATCTTAGTTCCTTTTAATAGTATAGGGGAAGGAGAAGCAATTATTTCGTAACTAATTTCAGTTGAGATACCGTACTCTTGTTGTACTTTACTTTGAGATATTGGGTATACAAAAGCTGGTATAGAAGCTACTAACTTATCTGGTTCCGGTTTAAACATTCCGTACTCATTAGTAGTACCTTTACCAGTAGATTTATAGACAAGTATAGTAGTATTAAATGTAAAATCGAAATTATCCATTAAAAGAATCCTCCAACAAAATGTCTTATAGAATCTATTAAGTAATCTGGAATTTCAGTTACGTTGCTGATTGAGTTTCCATATTCGATACTTAGAGGGCCTTGAGATTTCTTAACTACGTTTTTACCAGCGCTATCTTTGTCTTTTTTGTGATTGAAAAGAGCGATGTCTATGATTTCGTCTTTATATTCTTCTAATACATTAAAGTAAGGGTTATTAACTCTTTTCTGCACAGCTTTAAATGCTCTATTCGCATATCTTATGCCTTGCGCGTCGTCAGGTTCTAATTCAAGAGATTTACAAACCGCTAATTGTATTTCATTAAGTATTGATAAATTTTCTTCCGATTTATAATTAACAATCTCTCTCATTTATATCACCTCTGAATATAAATTCAGATTAAGCTTGTTTTACTAATCTTATTATTCTAGTAGCATCAGTTATAGCCATAACGTTTACAACTCTTAAGTAAACATCATTTCTTCTGCAGTTAGCGTCTCTTTCTTGTTCTACTTCTACTTCTTTTTTGATGAAGCAAGTAACAGCATTTCTGTCCATTATGTAAGCATGTCCAGCTGCTATCATTCTAGAATGAACTACTGGTAATCCAGCTACTTGTCCAACTTGTCCTGAGAATAATAATTCTCCTTGTCTAGCAGCTTTGTAGTCTTCGTCTTTTCTTATGTCAGTTTTCATATCGTCACCAACTAATAAGAATAAACCTTCTTCCATTTCCATATTTAATAATGCTAAAGCGTCTACTACATCATTGTAAGTTAATGCTCCATCTAATTGAGCTTCTATAACTATTTTTTCATCTTCTCCAACTTCTTCTATACAATTGAAGAATTTTTTATTGAAATGATTTTTCATTTCTACAGCAGCTTTTTCTATAGCACATTGAACTGCTAATGGGTCTATCATAGCTTGTTCGTCAAAGTAGTGGAAAGGTTGTTGTTGAACTTTAACTTCGTATTCCTTTTTAGTTAAGCTTACTAGCCCTGCTGCGTCTTCAGAGTTTCCTTGTCCCATAGCTAATTCTTCTACAGTACCTTCATATTTGTAAGTATGAACAGCTTTTTTCATTCCTGCAGCAGTAGCTAAACTATTATCTATAGTCATTAAGTTTCTAGTTTCTAACTTAGTATTTAATATATCTTCGAATCTATTTGCGATAACTTTATTATCATATAATTGATGGTTCATTGACATTTACGTTTCCTCCCTATTTTTCAGTTAATTTTTTATAAAGTTCAGGATCTTCTACGAACAGTTTTTGTTGGTCAGCTAATGACATCTTTCTAAATTCAGTTTTAGATAATCTAGTATCTGGTTTCTCATCATCACTTTGTATTCTAGGCGCTCTACCAGCTAATTTAGTATTAAGAGTATTAGCTATAGCTTGATCCCACATTTCTTTTAATGCTTTTATACGTTCGTTAGTAGATTCAGCATCATTACCTACTATCCATTCAGCAAACTCTTTAGGGACTTCTCTGTTTGCTAATTCTAACTGAGTTTGTTGTAGTAACCTAATTCTATCAAGCTCTGCTCTTTCCTCAGCTATTTTTTGTTTTTCTTTAGCTAGCTCTTCTTTTGCTCGTTCCTCAGCACTCATTTTAGCTAATCTTTCAGCTTCACTTTTCTCTTTGTCCCACTTAGATTTAGCTTTACTGATTTCTTTAGCTAATATTTTATTTAGCTGATCTTGAGTAAATGTTTTTTCAGAAGGGTTGTTTTGAGTATCTACTTCGCTTTCCGGATTAGCTTGTATATCGTTAACAACTTCTTCATTATTTTGATTATTTAAGTTTTCCATTATTTGAATACCTCCGTTTAGTCTCCGAGTAAGAGTAATAACCCAGGTTTTTTAAGGGAACAAGGTAAACCCCATAATAATTATATTGTTTATTCTTTTTATTCCTTATTGCTTTTTAATATTATTAACCGGTAGTAAATCACATCGACCATTAGGATGCAAAGTATAATTTATACCAGGTTTTGCGTCAGCTATTTTGAATATCTTTCCATCCATAGCTTTGCATTTATCACACACTCTATTATCACGTGCTGTTAATATCTCAAATTCTTCTATACCCATTTCTGCATAGCCATCTAACTCAGCTTTAGACATAACCCTATCCATCTCTGTTCTGACTAATCTTTCACAGTTATAGAAGCTAGTACCCATTTGTTTATTAACTCTATTAGAAATCTTTTTAATCCCCTCACCTCTAATTAATCCTTCTGTTAGGGAATCTTTAAGAGTAACTGATAGTTTAGCTTTATTATTCCATATTCTTTCACTATAGTTATGACCTAAGAATTTCTCTTTAATAACTAACTCTACAGCTTTTAGATTAGGAACATTATACATTAACATGTCTATTGTTTTAGTAACCATTCTACCAGCTTCTGATATAGTTTCAGTAACTATATTTTTAATATCAGATTCTTTTACGAAATTAACAACTCTAGCTTTAGTTGTAACATAGAAATTCATAAGATTTTCTGTTAAGGTAGATTCTTCTAATTCAAATAGAGCATTTAATATAGCTTCTATTTTAGCTAATAAGTTTTCAGTTGCTAATTCATTATAAGACTTATTATCGAATTTATATGCTTTGACTTCAGTAGTTATTTCATTAAAGGATTTTAAATATGCTTTCTTAAGTTCATTAACTACAAGTAACGATTCTTTCTCATATATCTTATGTAATTCATCGTTACGTTGTTTCCAGTATTCAGCTGAATTACTCATCTAACTCTTCTTCCTTATTTTCTTCAGGTTCTTCTTCATATTCACTATGAACATTGAACTGATCTAAGTACATCTCTCTATTAGCTTCTAATCTCTCTTTTTCTACTTCAGGGTCTATTATGTTAGAAAGCATTTCTAATATAGCTTCATCGCTAATTAATCCCTTAAGTTTTAATGCTTGATCTATTATTTCATTAGAGTTATCTATAGTATTTCTTACGAAGTTTATTTGTATATCTTTAACTACGTTTATTTCTTCTTTAGCTTTTAACTTAAGAATGTCTATAATAAGTTCTAATCTTCTTAGTAATCCTTTTTTGAACTTAGCTTCTTTAACAGAACATGCATATTCTAATCCAAGTAATTTATATTTAAGTGCTACTCCAGATGCTAATCCAGCAAAACTTTCGTCAGTCATATCTGGTACACCTGAGAACTTGTGTATGTCATTTACTAATCTATTCTTATAGTTTTCTGTAGCTGTATCATTTATATCTTTAGTAACGAATCTAACTCCACCTTGCTCTGGGAAGTTGAATACCTTAAGTTGTTTAAGTTCTCTAGCTACTTCAGGATCTAATTCAGCTCCTACAACCTCTATATAACAATCTGTAAAGTCTTCGAAATCGTTAGCTGTATCTGATTGTGCTTTATCATAAGCGTTTATTAAATCTATAACTCCCTCAAAATCCCCTCTAGCTCTATCGTTATTGTAATAAGGAACGAAAGGAACTATATTAAAGTTGTGTAAAGTTATTTCAGGATCTGCTTGATAACTAGTACCAGCGAATGAATATGTTACTTGTTTATATTGATCCCATAATTCTACGTAAGTAATAGTTTCTTCTTGCACTTCATCGTAATAATCCCAGTGTCTTATTACAGTATGGATATCTTGTTCTATGTCTGGATTAACTAAATATATAATCTCTCTTATATCTACATTAGTAAATCTTATATCACCATAGTTGTCTATATAAATTAATTCAGCAGCACATCCATAAACAGAACATGATTCTGCTAATGAGTTATTTACTGCTAATTCATCATTATAGTTTAATACATCTAATATTTCTTCACTATATGTTTCAGGTATTATATATGTAGGTCTTTTACCCATGAAATACCCTACAGAAGTATTAACTATATATTCTGCGAAACCATGTGATAATTTATTATTATGGTTTCCTTCAGGAACTTCTCTATGTTTTATAACGTTCTTATTATTATACATTTCTTCTAAACGATTGTAACGTTGTATTTCCATTTGATGTTTATCTATAAGCTTTTTAATATAACTTAAAGGTAAAGCATCTCTATATTGTGTAACTACTTTTAACATATCTTTCCTCCTTATATGTTAGTATAAATTATAAAACCCTTTTCCTGTAAGAGTAACTTTATTAGGTTTATTATACAGATCTGAATAAGCATATCTTAAAGCATCCATAGCATGTGACCAGTTATGATCTGTTTTATCAGTATATAATCCAGTCTTCTTATCTTTAAGGTATACATAGTTATCGAACTCTGCAGCTGTATATGGACAATACTTATCTATTACGTATATCTTCATATCTTGTAAGAAACTTATTCCAGCATTAACTGATCCAGTTCCCTTCTTAGCAGCTTCAGCTTTATATCCCTTATTATTTAGATATGCAATAAAATCAGGACTAGCCGCATCGCATCGTATAATAGTTTTCTTTAAGTTCATAGGTTCTATTCCTTGTTCGATATCACTTAATAATGCTCCCCTTTGATAGAACTCATCTATTACCCACATTTCATTTGTAGAAGGTTTATATAATGATAATACTACAGCTGTAGGATCCGTAAACCCTTTATCGGCTCCCGCTTTAACTATAACTTCTCTTTCCTTAAGTAGATTACTTATCATATTAGTTAATTTAATTTCATCTGTTTCTGTAACATGTTCTACGTTCTTATACACCAAGCCTTCATAGTCGCTACCCCATTGCGTTAATATTAAATACAGGTCGTTAATCTGTATCCTTTCTTCCAAAAAAAAAAGAAAGCTGTACATTTCTGTACAGACTAGACTATATCTTCATCTTTAAATAAAACATTATATGGAATTCTACCAGTACCGGCATAATTACTTTTGTTATACTTCTTATACACAACACTGTAACTAAGCCCTTTTTCTTTAGCCACTTGTGAAAGTGTTTTTTCAGTACCATCATTAAAATAAACTTTAATGTTATTGCGTAAATTATTAGACTGTTCAAAATGAGTTGCCCAACAGCAATTATCTTTAGAATAATTACCATTAACATCTATACGCTCTATAGTTGTTTCACTCTCACCATAGTTTCTTACATGTTTAAGATAAGATTCATACATATCCTTTTTAAATTCTTCGTAACTATTCCAAATAACTCTAATTCCCCTTCCGCCATAACTATTGTAATGTGGATGTGATTTTCTAGAGCATCTATCCTGCATTCCTCTAAAGATTGCATAAAAACGAGTTTTACTATCACCATGTGTTGGTTTGAATTGTCCCGTATTAACAACATTTCTACAATCTTTACATGAATCCACTGGTAACTTCTTTCTAGTTAAATAGTCTCTTCGAACTTCTAGTATATTCCCACAAGTACATTCGCATTTGTAGTGTTTATGCTTACTATCGGCTCTAGTTAGTTCCTTTACAGTTAATTTTCCAAATGTTTTACCTATATAATCCATATAAAACCACTCCTTTCAATGTATATGTTACTAACTTAATTATAATATACATTCTTAAGTGTTTTTATTTAAAGATGTCTCCCATTTCCACTCACTTGAGTGTACTCCCCGAAGGGATAGTCGTTGAACGTTCCTATTTCTAGGCTTCGCTGCTGATTGTCCGTGTAGGAGTTTCCAGCAATTAGAGAGATTTATTCTGAGCTAATTTAACCCAGCACATATACCTGAGCTTTTCTAGGATTTCTTATTAACATACGTTCTAGTGATTGTACATAATCATCTGGTAAGAATTTGTTGTCTTTGTAAGTAGATTTCTCATAATAAACATTATCAGCTCTATCCATCTCACAATAGTCATGTAACCAGTGATTAGCACTAATCGGGTTGAACGCCGCGTATATTTGGCAATTAGGTTCATTAGAACGTAAACGTAAATCTAACTGATCCCATATATCTTTTTCTAATTCATATACTTCTTCGACAAATATGTCAGGTAAATCCCTCCAATGATAGCAATTTAGTTTCTTCATCTAATCCTTGAAATATTAATTCACTACCATTAGGAAGCTTAATAATCTTATTATATTCAGATACATCACAATATTGAATTATTTTGAATTTCCCTAATACAGTTTTAAATAAAGGAAATACCGTATTCTTAATAGTAGTACCGTACTTTCTGCATATCATCATTTTACGTTTACTACGGAGAGCTTTTAATATCATTTTTTGAGCTATACCATAACTCTTCCCTGACCCAGCTGACCCCATGAGCACTTCAAAACGATAACTGTAGTCAAATAGTCTATTATATGTATTATCATTAAACATATTGCGACTTATGTTAAGATTAATTTGAGATGGTTTTTTAGCCATATTATTCATCTCCCATTAATTTATCATAAGGAATCTTTCTAGTACCATCATATTCTGATCTATGGTATATCTTTCTTAATCTAGCTACTGGTATATCTAGTTCTCTAGCTAAATCGCTTATAGGTATTTCAGTGCCATCGTCCATTACTACAAATATTGTATATCTAGTATTATTGCATTGTATGATATGCGTTACCCAATGACAATTATCTTTACAATAATTACCATCATTATTAATTCTGTCTATTTCAGTATCTTCTTCCCCATATTCTTCTACATGTTTATAATAAGATTCTTCCATGTCCGCTCTAAAATCCTCATAAGTATCCCATTCACACTTAATACCTCTACCCCCATAGTTGTGGTATCCAGTGGCATTTGGATTATTACATCTATCTAATATTCCCCTATATATACTGTATAATCTTTTAAATGCGTCTCCGTGTGTAGGTTTGAATCTGTATTCTTTTCCGATTTCTATTATTTGCTCATTCTTTATACAACCACATGAATTAGTAGGTCTTTTCTTAGATAATAACATATCTACCCTAACAATACATGTTTTGCCACAAGTACATTGACATCGCCAATAGTTTCTTTTCTTCTTCCTATATGCAAACTCTATAACAGTTAGCCTACCGACAACTAAACCTGTTAAATCTTTTCTTTGTCTACCAGGCATATTATAACCCCCTTTCTATTCGTCATCTGTTATATTAACGTTTATAGTAGTAACATTAGTATCTACAGTAGCTTCTATTTTCTGTTGTTGAGCTGGTTTACCATTAACGCATTCCATTATGTATTGTGATGCTTTAAATTTAAGACTTAAATCATCATCTTGATCCATGAGAAGTATCATTTGGTCTATCGCTCTTGAATAATTTTCTTTTATTTTTTTCATACCATCTTCTTTTATATTAGCAAACTTTTCTTCTATCATTCTTTTACAATCTTCATCTTGATTTACGTACTTATCAACAGTTTGAGGAGATAGATTTAATCTCCTCGCTATTTCTGCTTTCTTCATACCTTGTACTATCATTGTTGATATTAGTTCTCTTTTAATATCAGTTTTAGATTTCTTTTCTTTAGGCATCTATATTGTCATCTCCTTTATCTATATTAGAAAGTGTTTTTAATACTTCAGCATTTTTCTCCATTGCACGTTTTGATGCTTCTCTAAATGCTGCTTTTGCTTCTTCAGATATTATAATCTGTACTTTAGGCTCTTTCTTTTCATTTATAAGTTTATCTTTAATACCTGGGATATACATTGTATCAGATGTACTATCATTCATAATTCCTAATGCTATTAATATACTACAAACTGTATTTACTATTACTGATATACTTTCACTATCTACTATGTATCCTAATTCATTTAATATAATTACTATTCCTGATGCTATAGATATTACTGTACCTGGATTTTTAAGACGGTGTAATATACTAAGTAAAGCTTTTTTAAAGTTATTCATTATAATATCATTCTCCTTTTATGTAATTTTAGTCTAATAGTATATTGTTTAAGTTTTTAACAATTTTTATCGTTTTTTGTATGGTTTTTATATAGTTTTGTGTAATTTTTACCTAAAAATGTATCGTTTTTATATAGTTTTCACAAAAAAAAAATATAGAGAATACTCTCTATATTTTTAATTTAATATTACCCTAGCATTCTATCAACTAGGAATTTGGAAAATTCTTTTTCAAGATAACCATTAGATATTAATTCTGGTATGCATTCTAATATTGTATTAACTCTTTCTTCATATGGTAATAATGCGTAATCTGCGGCTTTTAAATCTTCTTTTAATGCATTATTATTAAGAATATCTCTATCTATAAAACCTAGTTCAAATGTTTCGTCAGTTTTATCGTGTGTAACAATGAAAATATGCTGAAATAATGGATAATCATATCTTAATGATGAGCCTGTTGTTTCATCAACTTCTAATAACTTAATAGTCTTTTTTATAGGATCATACATAAATTTACATGACATTGCTAAAAAATCAAATTCAACCTGAATACGAAATGTACCTGTTGTTGTTTCTTTTAATATAGTGATTCTTTTTTCTGATTCAATTAATTTAGTAAGCTCATCCATATAAATTACCTCCTAATTTAATTTAATTTCAAATTTATAATATACATTTGAAAAATTGGTTGCGTCTTACAAAAAATTCCTTGAGAGTTTACAGAGTTATATACAAATTTTGTAAAAATCTTTCCATTAATGGGTAAATATGGGGTCATAGAAAAAGTTCTGTAGAGAATGACAGTATTTGAAGATTAGTTATCTTTTGATTCTTGTTCCAATTGTAATAGTCTATTACTAATTTCATATGTATATTTATCTAAATACTTAAGCGATTCTTCATGATCTTGTATTAATACATTTATAAATTCTCCTGATTCATTTGAATATTTTTGAAAATCTATTAAAGTTTTTACTGTTTCATCTAATTTTTTTCTGAATTTATCAAGATAATCTACTGATTGAATAAAATCTTCTTTTAATTTACTTAATTTACTATATAGATATATTATCATAATACAGTTAGTTATACTAATAATAAATAATAATTTCATAAACATCTTCCTCCAATTAACAATTTATTAATAATAATTTAATAATAATTTATTTAAATTTTTTTAAGATTGTAAAAACTAAAGAATAATTAATTATATTAATTAATT